GAGCCAACACCAGAACCCACACCTACGCCAGAACCCACACCTACACCAACGCCAGATCCAACACCAGAGCCTACGCCAGAGACGGAGATTCCGTCATTTGATGAGGCGGTCGCTGCCGTGTCGGAAGCACTGTCCTCAATTACCAAGATTTCTGAGATCGGTAAGGATCTTGACCAAGAGGAAAAAGATAAGGCGCAGCCAGTGGCTGTTGCCATCATTAGTACTCAAGTTGCAGCAGCAGCCGCTGCGGCAGCGGGAAGGATGAATCGCCGTGTTTAAGAAAATTATCCTCGACCTTATCGGTGGGGCGTGGACCATTCTTGGTCTTCTCTTTGCGGTTGTGGTCTTGCCAGAAGGTCAGACTCAGACCACGATGGCAACACTCTTTGTACTACTCACTATTGGATGGCTCGCCACTGGGCCGCTACGCTGGAAGGATTAATATGAAGTTCAAGGTTAAGTCACAGCTCGATCACGTTGAGAAGGGCGGCATCCTAGACGACTGCGGTCCGTCAAGCACCGCTGCCGCTGTCGCGTGGGCGTCCAAGTACGCGGTTGATCCGACGGCTGGGGACGGCATCAAGGCAAAGGCAAGGGCAACTGGCTTCGTGGAGAAGGAGGGCGTGTCGGACAACGGCTCATCCCTCGCTGACCTCATCAAGACGGCCAAGCAACTTGGTGCAAAGGCACGCTATGCCAAGTCGTGGGACGACGTTGTGGTGTCCGCTTATCGTGGAGCCGCGTTGATCATCTGGGTGCAGCAAGCAGTTGACTACCCTACGGTTGAGATCAGCGAGTGGCACAAAAAGTGGCAAAAGTATTGGATTAAAAAGGACAGGAAGCACATTGCGCAGGGATACGGTCATATGACCGCCGCTGCGTGGGATGCAGTTGACGGCTGGCAGTGGGCGTGTCCCACGCGGTCAGGCAAGCGCAAGGAGAAGTTCGGGGTGGTCGTGACCGAAGAGCAGCTCAAACAGATTGCCGCAAGCAAGAAGAAGCAGACTGGCGGCGCACCTCACAAGCACGTCGTCATTGTTGAGTGGAAGTAAGGAGTAAGAATGTATAGCGACATCAAAGCGGGAATCCGCTGGATCATTGACAACACAGGCGTAGACGAGGCAGTAATTGAGTTCCTCCGAACATTCGTCACGGTCTCAATCTCAGTCGCACTTGGACTTGGAATCCCGCTCCTCGACATCACAGGCGGAGACTTCCGCACAGTGCTGTCCGCAGGGCTGGCTTCAGGGCTTCAGGTACTGATCAAGTTCCTTGACCCAAAGAACACTGCGTTCGGGATTAAGGAAAATTCCGCTGAGGACAAGGCCGCTGCGGAGAAGCAGTTCGACATCTAATGTGGGTCTACGTAGGCGGGACATTTGATCTGTTCCACTACGGACACGCAAGGTTCCTTGAGGAGTGCGCAAAGCACGGCAAGGTCATCGTAGCAATCAACACCGACGACTTCTGTGAGCGATACAAGCGGAAGCCAATCCTTACGCTAGGGGAGCGCATCGAGTCCGTTCGGTCTTGCAAGTGGGTAAACGATGTGATCGTTAATGTCGGAGATGAGGACACTGGTCTGACCATTGATCTTGTCAAGGACAAAACCATCTCATACATCGCCCACGGGGACGACTGGATGGGACCAGCCTTGATGGCCCAGCTTGGAATCACGCAGAAGTGGCTGGACGGCAGGGGCATCAAGATGCTCTACATTCCTTATACCAAGGGAATCTCCACAAGCGATATCATCAAGAGGGTAAATGTCGACATTCACGGCGATAGTCACGGCACACGCGGATGAAGTTGCGATGGTTCGTACGGTTGACGCACTCCTTGCTCAGAGCCGCAAGCCAGACGAGATCATCGTTCTTGCTAGTGATATTGACTGTTCGGTGGCTCGTAAGAGATACACAGGAGTCACCTTCTACCGAGAGCCAAACCTCAACGACTGGGGCCACGACAAGCGGGCCAAGGGGCTTGACTTGGCGACATCTGATTACGCGGGCTGGTTCAACCACGACGACTCCTACGACCCGCACTACATCGCGGAGATGATGTGGCAAGCGGAACTTGGTCACGACGTGGTATACTGCGGGTGGTCTAAGGCTTCTACGCCGCAGTTCCGATCTGGAAGCTCCACCTCTGGAAACTACATCGCCAAGGTCGAGGTGGCTCGCAAGGCTGGGTACACAGACCGCCACTATGAGGCAGACGGCACCTTCATCAACAGGATTGCCGAAGCCACCAACTCCATCAAGTTCCTTCCTGGGACTTTGTATTTCCACAATGAGGTGAAATGAAAACAGCAGCGTGGCAGCGTAAAGAGGGACAGAACCCAAAGGGTGGTCTTAACGCAAAGGGTCGGGCCTCGTACAAGGCGCAGACTGGTGGCACACTAAAGGCTCCAGTCAAGAGCGGAGACAATCCGCGACGCGCATCGTTCCTTGCACGAATGGGCAATGCTCCAGGTCCTGAACGCGATGCGAAGGGGAAGCCGACCCGACTCCTTCTGTCGCTTCAGGCCTGGGGTGCCAGCAGCAAGGCGGATGCTCGCTCCAAGGCTAAGAACATCTCATCTCGCCTTAAGGCGAAGAAGTCTTGAAGCAGTTAACCAATGAAGTTGCCATTGATCTGGCTCGCGGTAGAGGCGACATTGAGTTCTTTGCTCGTCGCTGGCTTGGCATTGAAGGGAATCCTGGGCAAGTAGCCTGGTGGAAGGCGTGCAGTGAAAGAGACGAAACTGGCTATCGTCCTCGGTACATCACAACGGTGGTCTCCGCTGGGAACCGTGCAGGAAAGACTCTTGCTATGGCTGTTGTGTGCCTCCATCACGCGATATATAAACTAGGACTAGCCAGCCCAACACAAGGCGACCCAGACTCCCACCGACGATGGTCGGAATCGCCATACGAGTGGTACCACGTAGGCATCCAGCAGGAGACCGCAGAGCTGGTCTTCCGAGAGATTGAGACCATCCTCTCTGGCTCGCACCCAGCGCAGCGTGGTCGCGGATGTGCTATCATCAAGGAGCTAGGCAAGGTCATTGAGACCCAGAAGAAGTACCGAGGCGAGTATGCGTGGGTCAAGGTAAACCCAGTACTAGGCGGGGCAAGCATCCACTTCCGCACCACACAGGATCGAGCGAAGGCTCTCCTCGGTAAGGATATGAATGGCATCTCATTTGACGAGGCGGCGTTTGAGCCGCACTTGCTGATGATTTACCAAGAGGTTCTGAACCTCCGCCGACTCTCCACTGGCGGACCACTGCACTTCATCGGGACACCGAGCGAGGGAATCAACGACTACGCGGAACTCTGGGAGAAGGGTAATCCTGAGAACCCAGCGAAGGATGAGAAGTTCATCAGCTTCCGACTCTCCACCCGCGACAACATTGGCTACGGACTGACGCAGAACAACTTCGATGATGTTGTTCGCCAGCAAGCCGAATATCTTATTCCACAAAACATTGACGGGTACTTCATTGAAGCCCGCGATGCCTTCTTCTGGAGCCAGTCAATCCTCGCGTGCTACAAGACACTTGAGGATGACGTGAAGCCAGAGCGTAACCACCGCTACATCCAGGGCGTAGACCCAGGCATCTCGCACGATGCGACGTGGGCCATCACTCTGGACATCACCAGCCGCAACAAGATTCGCGGTGTTCGGATCAGGAAGCGCAGCGGCAAGCAGAGCATCTCTGCGGTAGTGAATATGGTCCGCGAGGGACACCTGCTCTACAGCCAAGACGGAGCATTCTGCACCACCATCGTGGACTCCACGGGTCTAGGTGGCAGGCTCTTCCAGCAGGAGTTCTCAATGATCCGCCCGCTCCGAGGGTTTGACTTCGGAGGAACGAAGGCGAAGAAGGTGGAACTACTCAACGACCTCAAGGCAGTAATCGATAAGGGTCAACTAGAACTTCCGATGGGCGGTCCTTGGGATGAACTCAAGAGACAACTCCTCATCTACAAGTTGGACGACAAGAAGCTAGAGCAAGA